CGCGCACCAGGTCATCGGTGCATAGCATCCAGATGGTGCCCAGGTCGTCTCGTTGCGGAACGACGCCCCACATGCCCATGGGCCTGCCGTCCCGCCCGATCATGGTCATGCAGGGGTCCCCGGCAAAAAAGCTGTGCAGCAGGGACTCCTGGGGAGCGTGACCAGAGAACGCCCGCACCTCGGCCACGTCCTCGTCCCGCATGAACTCGGCCACATACGGAATATCGGCAACCCTGGTGGGCCTGGTGTACGCAGATGTCACAGACGCGCAGCTCGAGTGTGGTACCAACCTTCCCATTCTGCGGACTGAAGGCGACAGGGCAGCGGTGAGGAGCTGGTGATCTCGATCTTGGCCTCGATGTTCTGAGCCATGACCGGCACCCGGAACTTGGAAGTGCGGAGAGCCAGCTCGCCCAGGCTGACCTCCTGGTCCCCAATCTCAAAGCCGGTGTACGGGTAGGTCTGGGTGTCCCGGCCGCGGGGGGTGACCTTGATGCTGAACGACGACGACTTGTCGAACAGCATGGTCCAGGTGCGGAGCTGCAGCTTGGGTCCTGCAATCACAGCCATGCCACCACCGGGGGGCTGCTCCTTCAGGTACTGGGTGCTGAACTCGTACAGCATGTCGTACAGCTCACCCACGAAGAACTCAGCGCCAGTCAAGTCCCCACGGACCGTGAGGGTGCCGTTGCCACCGGCTCCACCAGCTGCAGTGGACGACAGGACCTGAACGACCTGGCCGTGCTGCAGGGTGTTGCCAGCAAAGAACCGGCCAACCACGGCCATGTTGCTGGTGCTGGTGTTGATGGGGTACGGCAGGGTAATGGTGCTCTGGACATCGAGACCACTCGGCGTCGTCAACGCCACGGAGCAGCTGGCCTCCGTGGTCTTGCGGTCCAACAGCATCTCCACCGTCGTGCCGGCGTCCACAGCGTCCGGGTGAGTGACAATGCGCTCCAAGTACACGGCATCGGAATACTGGACCACGGCATATAGATCGCTTTCGATTAGGTCTATGCCAATGACGCTCTTGCCGGCGTTGAACTCCCAGTAACCCCAGGCGCTTTGCAGCTTGTTGTCCCCCTGGAACAGGAACTTGTAGAGGTAGATGCGCCTGGGCTGGCTCTTGGACACGGCATAGATCGCCTCCTCCGCTGCTGTCGCAATCAAGTTCGACAGGTCTGATGGCAAGAACCGTGGCACCGCTGCCGTCACTTCCTCCGACGTGGGCACCGGGCCTGATGCGTCCGGCAAGAAGAACTCCCTCAGCCCCCCGTACTCGCCTCTGGGCACAGGGAAGTACATGGTGCGACCCACGATCACCGGGTCCACCGCTTGGCTCATCTCAAACGCTGTGATCTGGGTGATGGTCGCGGTCTTAGGTGTCAACGACGCAGCGATTGCATTGCCACCACTCAACCGGAATTGCCCGTTGCGACTGAAGACCAGCAGCACGTCAGCAAAGGCCAGGCTCGACGTCAGCAGGTTGATTTTTCTGCTGCCGGCACTGAGATCAATGGGGTCGGAGTCGACCACGGTCTGCACGGACTCGGGCCAGAACCTGTCGTACGCATCAGCTGCCGACAGGATGACGTTCTCATCAGCCAACAACGCCAGTCGGTTGCGGAACAGGTTGACGTTCTGGATCGTGGACCCAACAAAGCTCGGGTTCGGTGCGGTGATGGCGTCACCAGCCACCCGGCCGGACCACGTGAACTTCCGAAACGTGAAGGTGCCGTCGGTTTCTCGCACCAACACGTGCGGCATGGTTGTCGCATCGAACAGGTACTGGATGGCAGGGGCCACGGTCTCTTGCCAAATGCCATGGCCAAAGCCAGAGCCCGCGTTGGCCACAAACTTCACGTAGTAGTCGTCGGCGCCAGTGGCCGCGGCCCCCGTGATCTCAACGATGAACCCGTGCTCAGCGGTGACGGGCAGGTCGCTGATGCTGTCGATGGTTCCCTTGATGGCGACAGTGGCCAGGCCGGTCTTGGTGTCGGTGGAGCTCAACGTGTAATCGGTCCCGTCGTTCTTGGCGATCCGCACGACGTACTGGCCGGTGCCGTTGGTAACGGTGAACGTGCCGCCCAGTGCTGTGGCCAAGGCGGTCCTCAGGGCCGCAGCGATCTCAACTGTGCTTGGGCTGTAGTTCGGCTCATGCACCATGGTGGCGGTGCCCGACGTGGTGCCAGAGCTGGTGTCCGTGTAGGTGAATGTGTCGACGCCAGTGACCGTGACCGTAAACGTGCCTGACGTTCCGTTGCCGGTAACGATGGTCATGTCCACCTGGTCTCCAGTGACCAGGCCGTGGGCCGTAGCCGTCACCGTTACGGTGCTGCCGCTCCTGGTGTACGAAGACGCGATGCGTTTGCCACCTGCTGGCAGCGTCGTGTACGAGACCGTGGTGGAATTGACGGTGATGCTGTACGTGGTGGCGTACTCAGCGGACCGGATAAACACCATGCTCTTGGTGCCCCAGGTGGGCGACGTCGTGGCTGCCATGGCCACCGTCTTTTCCCGGTTCACGATGAACGTGTAGTCGGCCACCGAGGCCACTCGGAACACGGCACTGGGTTCGCCAGTGATGTTGAGATACGACGTGCCGTCAGGCTTGGCCACCGTCTTGACAGAACCATCCAGGCCAAAGACTTTGATGTCGTTGTCCAGGATCAAAACCAGGTACCGGATGGCGCCATCCCTGTCGACGATGGTCGTGAATGGGCGGCTGGAGCCAGCTGATCCCGAGAACAGCTTGGCCACGTGTTGAGCTGGTGGTCGCTTCTTCAGCCCTTCCACGGGGCTGGGCATGCAGTTGACCATTTGCTCGCATTGGGACGCCAGTCGCAAGGCCGCTGGTTGCTGACTGACCCCGTTGATCAGGTTGGGTATAGAGCTACTGATCAGAGGCATGACTTAGCGGCGCAGGGCCCAGGCGGGCTTGTACGTCATGAAAACATCAGTGTGGTTGGGATTGCCACGCAGCCAGTTGTGCTCGCCCCGGGTCGCCTCCTCCTCCATGAACTGGCTACGGGCTTCGGCTTCGGCAGCAGCGTTGATCTTTGACAGATCAGCTGAGCCCAGAATCGCTTCCTGCAACTGACGGCCAGCCTTGATCGTGAAGTATTGGTGGGCGTACTCAGGCACCTCGTCCCACTCCAGGATGTAGGTGACGTCAGCACGCAGGTCTTCGTCAAACTCGTAGCTGCCGGCCCGCCGGTCGTACAGCCTGGCCCCGCGCTGGATGACGTCGACGTCTGGGTAGGAGTAGGGGTCAACCTTGACCCGGCTGACATTGGCGCCAACACTGATCTCAGACGTCACGGCGTCCCGCATCAGCAGGCGCTCGTAGTCGGTGTTGAACGACCAGCCCTCTGACTGAACCTTGCGGCTGGTGTCGTTCAGCATGTCTTGCGCTTGCTGGGCCAGGCCGAACTGCCCATCAAGGCCATTGACCGGTGCTTCACCAAGCATCTGCAGCACCCGGTTCACGGCTTCCAAGAACGTGGTGCGAGCAAGGGCCATGGGAAACCTCCAGAAAAAAAGGGGGGACCGGAGTCCCCCCATATTGGACCGTCAGCTGGTGGCGGTGTAGATCTCGATCGCGCAATCGGGACGCAGGATCCCGGTGCCCAGGGCCATCGAGGCAACCATGAAGGTGCCTTGCCACAGGGCATGCACGTCAGCGCCGGTCTGCTCCATCTTGAGATCCATCAGCTTCACGGTGCCGACGGCTTGCTTGTTGAAAGCAAGGGCGACGGAATCCGTGAAGTTGGCGGCGTAGTCGTTCTGCTCCCCGGTGGCCGCAGAGCGGTTGGTGGTAGGGAGGTGGTTCGACTTCAGGATGGTGATGCCAGCAACCTTCAGCACGGTGCCGTCGGAGTACGCACCAGCGCCGCCCCAGTCGCGGTTGATCACGTCGGTGGTCTGGACGAGCTTGTAGTACTCGGCCGGAGCCAGGACGCAGTAGCGATCCATCTCGGGCAAGTTGTTCTCATCCATCCGCTGGGCAGCGGAGAAGAGAGCGGTGGCCAGCTGGGCACCAGTGATGGCAGCCTTGCTGGTGGCGATGATCTTGATGCGGGTGCCGCCGGGCAGGTCGGTGTTGAAGTTGGTGGCGGTACGTGCAGCCTTGGCGATCGTTGCCGCAATGTTGCGGTCAAAGGTGTACGCCAGGGCGTTGCCCATCTCCGCAGAGTACGGAGAGCGCACGTCCCAGTGGTTCTTGGCCTCGTCGATGTCGGCAACAAACACGTTGGACACGAGCTTGTCGTCGATCTTGATGACAGCCTCAGCGTTCTTCACTGCGGTGCCCGTCAGCATGGTGCCGGGGGTGTGGTACGCAGCGGAATTCAGACCCACGATCGGGAATGAAGCTGACTTGCCGCTGGAGATGGTGCGGACAGTGTGCAGAGGCTCAAAGATGGTGGCCTTACGGAACGCGGTGAGAACCTCACCGGCCCAGACCTGAAGGAACAGGGCGTTGTCACCGGCCCAGGTGCCACCACCTGCAGCGTTAACAAGGCCAAGACGTGAAGCGGTAAAATCGGGGGCTGCCATTGCTGGGCTCCTAGGAAAGGGTTGGGGGTTACCCCGACGCCGGGCTCCCATTCACGACCGGGTGTCCACCGCAGTGGGCCGTCGAGGATTTGTGAGTGGGTCTAGGTGTAATCAGTGTACGGATAAATGCAAGCCATGAAAAAGCCCCCCATTGGAATGGAGGGCCCGGACAACCTGACGATCAGAAGATGCTGGACCGTCCAAGTTTCTCCTGCACCTTTCTCTGATAAGCAGGGTCCTTGCTGTACCTGGGATCCGACATGGCTTCGACCAGTTGAGCTGTGCTCTCAAATTTGTCGCTGCTGCCCTTGGAGGCACGGCCACCAATGAGCTTGGGCTCACGACCCTCCACTGCTGTGTACCGGGCATAAAGACCAGTAACCGCCATCTTCACTGCAGCCATGGGCTGGGTGTTGATGATCTGGTTAAAGCCCTCGACCTCCTCGGGTGACAGGTTGTCACCGGCCCACTGGATCATCTTGCTGTACTCGGCCTCACCGCCAAGGGATTCCTTGATGGACGCCACCTCCTTGACCGACAGTGCCGTGTCTTGCGCTGCCTTGTACTGCAGCCCAGACAGGTACGCATCGACCATGTCCCGGTTGAAGCCGGCCTCGGCCAGCTGGTCGTAGTCCTCGGACTCCAAGGTGCCCGACTGTTGCCAGCGGACATTCATCTCCTGGAAGTCGATGCCGGCTTCGTTGAGCTTCCCGCCGATCAGGTCCCCGTAGATTTCACGGGCATCGCCAGCGGGCTTGTCGGTTTCGTCGTCGCTGCTATCGGTCTCGTCGTCGTCTTCAGCAGCGTCGTCGTCTTCAGCTTCTGGAGCGGTTGACTGACCACGGCTGAGCTTGGTCTGCAGCTCCTTGTACGCCTTCTCTAGGTCTTCGACGGACTTGTACTTGCCGGCCAAGAGTTCAGCTGGCTTCTCGTCTCCGTCACTTGCCAAGGCGGCAAGCATCTCCTCGTTCTCAGGCGACAGGGCCGGGCTCTCGTTCTGGGTGATCGTGATAGCTTCAGGCATTGGCTTGATGATTAGTTGATGGTGATGGATCCGTCGTCACCGAACGTGGCGACAGGCTCTGGACCTGGCTGGACTACAGGCCTTGCCTCTACATAGTTGATGACGATGTCTTCATACGGGAGGCGCTCCGGCACCTGGGCCGGTGGGCCCACTAGGGATACCGGGCGCTCTTGGGGGGCTGGGGAGGGCGTTGGGCTGGGCTCCTGGCTGGGTTGGGTCTGTGCCGTCTGCGAACTGCGGGCCATAGGGTGCTCCTTCTTGGGTGTAGTTGTTGGCGACTTGCGCCATGGCCGATGACTTGAGGCCAGTCATCAGCATTTCACGCTGAGCCGCTTGTTGTTGTTCGGCTTGCGCGGCAGCTGCCTCTTGCTGCAGCTGGTCCCTGGACTTGACCAGGTTGGTGGTGTCAATGGATTCGCTGGCAGCAAGACGCCGCAGGGCTTCATCGACGTTCACGAACTTGGCAATCACCTCGGGGCCCAGGGTCTGGGTGGCAGTGGTGATGAACTGGATCAACTTGTTCCGGTCATCACCACGACCGATGGCTTCCAGGCCTGTCACTGGTCTGGGGTTGACCAGTGGCACACCGCCCTGGCCCTTCGGGAAAGCCGCAAGCTTGCGCTGTTTCCGCAGCACATGCAGCAACCGACGCACCAGGGGCAGCTGCAACTCTTGAGTCAGGATTGAGTACAGGCCACCGATGCCGGCCTCTAGCTCCTGGCTCATGTAGCGGATCTCTTCCGCTGTCACTCTTTCCCCTCGTCGTTGGATCGCGGTGTTCAGGAGAAACGCAAACTGCAGTCGGGCCTCGATCCGTTCAATGGTGCTGTTGGCGATGTTCAGGTCTTGGGCCTTCTGAGTCTGGATGACGGTGACGTCAGCAGCGTTGCCTTGGACGATGGCTCCGTTCTCAGCGTTGGCCAGGGTGCGGGGCCTGGTGGTGCCGTTGGGATTGACAAGGAACAGAACCTTGGCGGCAGCGGCTGCCCCCTCGATGATGGCTTGATACAGGCTCTCCAGGGCCAACAGGTCCCCGTAATACTCCTCGATGTAGGAGCGGCCGTACTCCTCACTGTCCACCCGGTTGAACCGAAGGGGGATCCAGGGATTCACGTCGCCGTCGCACATGCCATGGGACCCAGGGATCTCTTTGCCCTTGGCTTCCTGGTACCAATGAACCTTGCCTTCCTCGTACTCGACGTGGGTGTAGAGCTTGATGGTCTTCGACGTGGTACCGGACTCGTATGCGTCCTCTTCATCCAGGTCGTCGTACAGCCCCACGGGCAAAGCGTCGGGGTACACCTCCTCCTCGACCACGATCTCGGTGACGGACCCCATCGGGTCACGACACACGACAAAGCGATTCAGGTGAATCACCTTGATGCCGTCTTCCGCCACGTACAGGAGCACGTTGCCCCCGACCAGCAGGTGCTTGAAGGCTTCGTGCATCGAGGCCCGGCCGTTGGCCACCTCGAACGCAGACATGCCAGCTCGCTCGACCTGGACCAAGGCGGTGTCCAGTTCCGTCTTGATCTCTGGCCCTTGCTCCGCAACCCGTAGCGCGAGGTCGTCGATCTCAAGCTTGAAGAAACTGGAGTTCGGTGGGAACAAGGTGATCAGCAGCTTGCTGGCGAGATAGTTCACACCCCTTGCGCCAAGGCTTTGGTACGGGGTCTTCAGCCGACCACGGTCCCCTTGCCCTGCATCGGGGATGAGGCCTGGGATCGTGACCTTGCTGCAATCCCGGGCGCGTTGCAGGTACGGGTCCCGGTTGATTTGCAGCTGGCCGTACCTGGCCGCAGCCGTGCCACCGTCCTCCCCGTACGGTTTGGGCTGGCGGTCAACGCTGCTGGTCAGGTTGAGTTCCATCAAGCTACTCCTGGTATGGCGAGTGTCGTCATCTGCGGCAAGTCAGTCCGAAGCTTGCGACGACCGGTGCCGGCCCGCATGGACTGCGCAGTGGCTTGGTCCATGGTTTCAATCGCTGATGCTGCAGCCATGGCCCCTTCGTTCGGAGCAGGTGGCGGGGGAGCCTTGCTGATAGCCAACTGCTCCCGGTACTGGGCCTGCTGGGTAGCGGCCTGTTCCTGCTGCATGGCCATTTGCTCCCGCTGGAGCTTCATCTGCTCCTCCTGCATCCGGATCTGAGCGCTGTTGTCAGGCGCTTGCCCCCCGCCACCAAAGCACATGGATCAATCCTCGTTTTGCTGTTCAAGATAAACGGCCCGCAGCATGCGTACCACCTGGCGGCAGCCCACTGCCATCCAGATCTCTCGATCAGATGCAGCTGGATCAGGACAGGCTTCGGGGTAAACCTCGTCCAGCTGTTTCAACAGGGCCTCGTCGATTGGTGGCCAGAGTGCGTCATCCATCGGTCTTCATGGCGGGGTCACGGTCCGGGTCCCACAGCTCGACGGTACCGGAGGTGAAGTCGTAGTCCCCGTAGCGCAGGATGCGAGCCATGCGGGCATTGAGCAAGGCAGCACCAAAGGTTTCGCCGCCCTTGCGGTATGCGTCAACGACGGCCGACCACATGGCCGGCAAGGTCTTGTGCTCAGCCAATAGCTTCTCTGCTTTCACCGGGCCAAACCCTTTCAAGCCGGGGTAATTGTCACTGGTGTCACCGACCAGGGCCTGAGTCATCCAGTTCCTGTTGGCGTCCGCTAGGTCGTTGATCTCCATCTGGTCCATGCGCAGCAAGGGCCCCGGGATCGTGCGCATGTCTTTGTCGGCGGTGACCATGATCGGATTTCTGTACGACCCGTTGGTCATCAGGATCCCCATGACGTCGTCGGCTTCCAGGTTGACGTGGCACCTGACGTCGTACTCGGACTCAAGCCAGGTCCTCAGGTCCCGCAGGCCCAGGGGCTTGCGGCGTCCGACCCGGTTGGCCTTGTACTCAGGGGAGAGCTGGTGCCTGAAAGTTGGGTACGACGACAGACACATGACCACGTCCTTGTGGCCGGTGGCGTCTTGCCACTTGCCCACCTGATGGGTCATGTAGTTCTTGGCGTCCGACTGCTCAAGGTGCAGGGTGTGAATCCATTCGTCCCAACGGATGTCGTATTCACAGGCTGAGCAAGCCGCGTACAGCAACCAGTCAGCGTCGATCAGCAGTGTCATGGATTAGGTTCCGAAGTAATGAGACATGGGCACGACAAGGCGGCCGGTGTCTTGGTCGTAAAGCAACTTGTCGCAGGGACCCGTCGAACCAGAGAACCGGTTCTTCAGCACCCGCAGTTGCAGTTCGTTGCGTTCAGCGGTGTCGCCTTGCTGGTTCCTCTCGCAGCCGATGACCATGTCGGAGAGCTGCGCAATGGCATGGCTGCCACGCAGGTGACCCAGGCTGGTCTGGGCCCCCTCCTCATGGCCGCGGCCTTCTGGTCGCTTGAGGTGTGACACCAGCACCAGGCCAATGCCCGTCTGCTCCACCACCTGGCGCAGTTTGGTGCATGTCACGTCGATGGCACGCCTCTCATCCAGGTCCGTCAGTCCCGAGATGACGATGGTGAGGTGGTCAAGGACGACGACGTCCACGCTTTCTGCATCAGCCAGGTAACGGATCTTGCCGATGAGGTGATCTGGATCCATGGATCCAAAGTGGTCGTAGAGAAAGCACCGACCAG